ATGCGTGGTATTTATTTCTTCATTAATCTTCCAAGCATTTCGCCACACTCTAGTGCTTGGTAACTGTGACTTAGTACAAATGAGCATACGAGGTTTGTTGGCTTTATCATAGTCTTGCCATACGTGTCTCGGTAAGTCTTTCATAATAAGGTATTCTATTGCCTGTTCTTCTGTCATAGCTTCAATAGGTTTAGTGTTGTGTAACAAGTAACCTCTTGTATGTTTTTGGAAGTCAGGCTTCTCTTCATCCTTCTTGAGTTCCCAATAGGCTTCTACAGGGGGAAGTATGCCACCCTTTAATGCACAAGCCATCCAATTAGGGTCAGGGTGTGTAACCTTTGCAGGTTCATCAGGTGTCTCAGGGTCTTCCCATACAACACAGTATTCTGTTCTATGTGGCTCTAGCTTTTCTTTTGCCCAACACAGTCTATCCCATAGATGTGTGCCTTGAAATTCTGGTGTAGTTATTGTCATGCGAGGTCTCCAAATACTGTTCCACTATTAGCCATGTCTGTTCCAGAGTTTGCATGATTTATGCCTGTAACTCTCATTGTTCCAGTTGCACGAGAAATATTATTCATAAAAGCACTTGTATCAGCAGCAGGTATATGAGGTGTTGAGTAATTTGTATTAGCTATAGAATTACTAAAAGCATAAGAATAATCACCTGTACCATTATCTGTTCCACCACTTACATTAAAACTATCTGCTGGAACTGCGGCATTACTAGATTGATGCCAAACTTTAGCACTACCATTCAAAAGATAATCAGTATCTATACTTCTTGCAGTGCCACTTATCTGTCCACTTGTTGATAATGTATCAAATGCTATTGTTCCGTTTGCCATTATGCGAGGTCTCCATGTGCTGAATAGTAAGCATAAGTTGCATCTTGTGCAGAACCATTTCTATCAAATATGTTCATATTCCAAAAAGCTGTAGTAGGAACTTCTCCACCAGAGTCAAGATTCGCCCATGCAGATGTGCTTGTAAAACTATTACCCATTTGTATAGAATAATTTATATTTCCAAATGCTGTTGTATATGTAAAATCATAATCACCTGTTCCATCGTCTGCTATTGAGCTTACATTAAAACTATCTCTTAAAGCTATTGTGCTTGTACCATTTAAATTTGCCCAAGATTTAGCTAACCCTTGCTGAATACTTGTCTGATTACTACCCTCACCTCTAATAGTCATAGAGTTTGCACTTGCACTAACTACAGGTGTTGAGCCAATGGTTATGGTTGTTGCAGTGGACTTGCCTGTTATTGTGTCTAATACTACTGTACTCATATTACCCAGCCACCTCCATTACAGTTAAAGTTCCTATTGTTTGACTATTAAAATAGGCAGGACCTGAACCACTTGCTAATTTTGCATAAACTTGATAAGTTATTTGTGAAGTTGTATTAGGAGAATCTAATATCGTTCCATCCATACCCATAGAAATATCAGAAGAACTTGAAAATCCTCTTGCTAAACCATATCCAGAAGAATTACCTATATCTGTTGAATCTCTGTATATTGTAAGATAGTGAGAAACATTGTCTGTCGCAAAATAAGATTCGGTATCAAAAGAAACTAAAAATTTACTTGATGTTGCAGTAGGAGTTATATCAACAGATAGAGTATTACTACAAGTAGCATACGAAGTGCCACTAATTGTCCGTTGATTTTCGTCTGTAGCTTGTTTAACTTGCAAAATAGTTCCAGTAACATTTAACCCTAAGTCAGATGCTTTAGGAACTGAACCATTTAATTTTTGTACTGTGTCTACTTTAATTGTACTCACGATACCACCAACCTTCCACCATCATTAATGGTCAATGTAATTCCACTGTTTACAGTAAGTGTGCCTGTTACCTGTGCATTTTCTGTGGCAAGTATTGTTATGTTTGTATCTAAGGCTTGTGCATTGGTTCTGAACATACCACCATTCTTAAAGTTACCTTTAAACTCTGCTGTAGGTGTCACTGTTCCTGCTGATAACTCAAGGAAGTATACAAAGATATTGCCTGTACCACTTGAAGGTGCTGCACTAAATGTCAATGTTGAGCCATCAGGTACAGTGTAAGCTGCACTATCTTGGACAACACCATCAACACTTACAAGTATCTCTTGCACTGAACCTATTGTTCTTCCAAGTGCAAAGGTTGTATCAGAACCATCACCATTGAATCTTACGACTGCAGGTGGAGCTTGGAAGTTAGCAGGTACGTTGTTGCCAATGTATGCCATATTATGTTATCTCCATGATGCTTAGTGTGCCACTTAGTTTATCTGCTACAGAGCAGTCTACTCTTAATACGTCTGTTGTTTCAAGTATAACCTTACCCCCTGTCAAGAGTTCTAGTGAAGAACCTACAGGTATTGGTGCATCTTTAACTAAGAAAGCTGTTCCGTTGGTTGCTCCTCTACCACCACCTGATGTATCAGACACAAGTTCTACTTCTGTTGTTACTTGTGAGGTATGTATGTTTGTAAGTATTAGTCCAATCACCACTGTAGTTGTACTACTTGGAGTTGTATATATTGTATACGGAGTTCCTGCAGCATTTGGCTCGGCAGCGAATGTGACTACTCTAAATGTATTTGCCATTTCTTTTTCCTTTTATATAATTATACTCGGTATTGCCTTATTTGTCAAGTAAAATCTGCATCAACCGAGGGCAATCGCAAGTGCCGTAGGGTCGTCTGTACTAAACCCTGCACTAGTTAAATAAGTCTTTACATCTGTTAATGCTACTTGTTTCATTGTACCTGCATCATTGGTTACAAATCTGTCTGCATCTGCTAGTGTTGTAGAAACAGCAGAGGTATCTCCATCTATAATGTTTAACTCTGTTGCAGTAGATGTTACGTTAGTACCACCTATATCAAGTGTAGTCATAGACACTTCACCTGCTACAGTAGCTACACCATCTGCTAGTGTAATTAAATCTGTATCATCTGTATGACCTATAGTAGTTCCGTTAACAATTACATTGTCAACAGTTAATGTAGTCAACGTACCTAGTGATGTTATATTAGACTGAGCTGCACCTGTAACTGTAGCAGCAGTACCACTTGTGTTACCTGTAACATTACCTGTTACGTTACCTTCAAGGTTAGCTACTATTGTACCTGCTGTACCACTAAATACTTCAGAAGAATTAGATGCATCAGGTATAAATGTAAACTTACCTGCACTGTCATCAAATCCAAAGAAACCTACTTTAGCTGCAGAACCTGTGTGATATCTAAACTCTATACCTCTGTCTTTGTTATCATCTGAACCCGGAGCAGAATCACCACCTAGAGTAAACACAGGGTCATCTACAGTGGTAGTTGTACTGTTAACAGTAGTGGTAGTACCATTAACTGTCAAATCGCCACCTACAGTCAATGCACCTGTCGTAGTAATAGTATCTATATACGCATCTTTCCAACGTACAGAATCACTACCTAAGTCTACATCACTATCTGCTTGAGGACCAAAGATATTATCACCTACATATACTTGCTCTACATTTGCGGCATAAAAGTGTATCTCATTCGCTGTCTCAAAGTCTATTTTTGTTTCATCATCTTCACCAATCTTTATATCTGTTGCTAATAAAGATGTAATACCTGTCTGTGCGGCATCTATTGAAAAGTCTATGTTATCATTGCTTGTATCATAAGTTACTGTAATACCACTTTCAGTATTACTTGATATCATATTAGTTCCGACAGTATCTCTAATAAATGTGGCTAAAGAAACACCTGCAACTGTAATAGCATCTGCTTCTAGTGTTCCATCAAAGTCACCATCTACAGCATCTATATTACCTTTAAATATAGTAGCAGATACTGTGCCTGTACTAGGATTATAAGTTAAATCACCATCAGATTCTAAACCTATATTACCACCATCAACGTCACCACCTGAAGTAAATATAACTGCATTTTCTTCATTAGTACTTTCATTGTCTGAAATTGTAACAGTGGTTGCAACTGCTGCCGTACTAGCATTAGTAACTGTTACTCCTGCAATTACTGTGTTTAATGCAGTACCACCTACTGTGATTGCATCAGCTTCTAGTGTTCCATCAATATCTGCATCACCACTAACATCTAGTGACCCTGCATCTAATTCACCTGTAAGAGTTATGTTTCTAAATGATGCTACGTCTTTGTTTGCATCTACTGTAACTGTTTTACTTGCAACGACTGTACCTACAGATGCACCTGTGTCATTGTAGTTAAGTTCTGCTGCTGTAGCACTAACTGCTGTACTAGCTATAGATAAAGCATCTGTCTCTAGTGTACCATCAATGTCTACATCACCTGATACATCTAATGAACCTGCATCAAGCTCACCTGTCAATGTAATGTTACGTAGACTTGCAATATCTTTATTGCTATCAACTACGAGTGCTTTACTTGCTGTTACTGTACCTGCTGTTACACCGTCTAAAAATAATAGTTCTGTAGAAGATAAAGTATTACCACCTATGATAACACTGCCACCTACAGTTAAATTGCCTGATATATCTACTGCACCATTTATGTCTACAGTTGTGGCTGCTATTTGTACTTCTGTATCTGCAACAATGTCAAGTTGTCCATCGGTACTTGAATTGATGTATATTGCTGTGTCTCTGAATTGTAACTTCTCTGTAGAAGCAATAAGTATGTCATCGCTAAACTCAAAATAATCCTCGTCTTCTTTCCATAATAATACACCGTCATTTGATTCACCATCAAATGTTACAGTTATATCTGTATCTGCTGTACCTGCACCAAAGGTAAGTGTGTTACCTAATAGTTTAGTAATAGGACCACCTTCTGCGGCAGTACCATCGTGTGTATGTCCTGAACTAGATGCAAAGGCTGCTAATATCTGATTGAACTCATTATTGGTATGAGCCGCAGTTATTACATCTCCATCTGTATACGAGGACTGTCTTGTGTATGTATCACCCATTAACGTCTAGCTCCTAACTGATATTCTAACTGAAAACCTTTAAGTGAATATGGTGCAGTTGAACCACCATCATTTACTCTTAATGC